TCTTGAATTAATTAAAAACTATGGATAGATGGCAACATCAAACAGTAAAAATTTTGAACCTGATGTAGGTGAATTTGTAGAAGAAGCCTTTGAACGATGTGGTTTAGAGCTTCGCACAGGTTACGATCTTAAAACAGCACAAAGAAGTCTTAATCTTCTGTTAGCAGAATGGGCTAACAGAGGATTAAACCAGTGGACTGTGACACAAAAAACTGTAGCCATGGTTAAAGATACCACCTCTTACAACATAGACACCACTAATAGCACTGCACCGATTGATGTTTTAGATGCTTTTGTTAGAGAAACCATTGGTTCAGATGTAACTGACATTGCCATGGCTAGAATTAGTCGTTCACAATACTCAGCTATACCTAACAAAGCACAAACAGGTAAACCCAATCAGTTTGTTATAGATAAACAACTATCTCCAACTATTAGTGTTTACCCAACACCTGATAAGTCTGCAACATACACTGTGTACATGAATGTGTTGACACGCATGGATGATGCTGATGTAGGTGCTAATACCATGGATATGCCTTATAGGTTCTATCCATGTTTAGCGGCAGGTCTTGCATATTACATATCTCTTAAAAAAGCACCTGAAAGAACACCTATGTTAAAACAGTTGTATGAGGAAGAGTTTTTGCGAGCCATGAATCAAGATGAAGAAAGAGCTTCATTTCGTGTTAGTCCTGATTTAAGGAGTTATAATTCAGCCTAATGAGTGCATTTGCAAGTAATAAAAATGCTTATGGAATTTGTGATGTCACTGGTTTTCGTTACAAATTAAAAGACATGAAAAAAACATGGAATGGTCTTTTGGTAGGACCTGACCAGTTTGATCCTAAACATCCACAGATAGAACCAAGAAATGTAGCCACTGATCCTCAAGCATTACAAGACCCAAGACCTGATACAGCAGACGATAACAATTTTTTTACAGTTTATACCAATGTTGGTTTAGGAAAGTTAGGCACACAATTAACGACTTTTGAAGTAGCCTGTGGCGTAGGTTCTGTTACTATTACAACATCATGAGTTTTACATACGCAACATTAAAGACAGCAATAGGAGATTATTTAGAATCTGCTGAAACTACTTTTACGAATAATTTACCTACTTTTATTAAAGAAGCAGAAGATAGAATATTAAAATTTGTTGAATTGCCTGAACAAAGAAAAAATGTACAAGGTCAAACCACAGCAAACACAAGATTTTTAGCTTGTCCTAGTGATTTCTTGGCTCCTATGAGTTTAGCTATCGTATCAAGCAATACTTACACTTATCTTGATTTAAAACACGCTTCTTTCTTAAAAGAGTACAGCCCAACAACAACTGTTACAGGTCAACCTAAATATTACTCAATCTTCAGCCAAGACTCTTTTTCTCTTGCACCTGTACCTGATGCAATTTATACAGTAGAATTACATTACTTATATAAACCATCTTCTTTAACAAGTGGTAGTGACAGTGGAACGACAGTTCTTAGTACAGATTATCCTGATGCTTTACTTTATGGAAGTTTAGTTGAAGGTGCAATTTTTCTCAAAGAGACTCCTGATGTCATTGCTCAGTTTGAAGCAAGATTCAAAGAGGCAATTATGAGAATGAAAAACTTATCAGAAGGTAGAGATACTAGAGATGAATACAGATACGATAGCCTACGCACAGTAGTATCGTAATGAAACCAATTAAATCGCTCAAGGGCAAGAGAGTTGCCTTGTTAGGTCTTGGCATATCACAAATAGATTATGTGATTGGCAAAGAAAATGGTAAAGAGTGGGATGAAGTTTGGGGTATAAACTCAGCTTGCAGTGTTTTTAACCTAGATCGTTTGTTTATGATGGACCCTGCTAGTCGATTCTTAGACAGTGATGATGCAGGCAAACAAACTTTGGTAATGCGTAAGATGTTACCTGACCTTAAAATACCTATTTACACTTGTGAATTAGATCAAAGAGTACCAAAAGCCACTTTGTTTCCTATAGAGGAAGTTGCTAATGCTACTCAATGTGCTTACTTTAACAACACAGTTGCTTATGCTTTAGGATTTGCTATGTGGAGTGAAGTAGAGTCTATTGATCTATTTGGCATAGATTTTTCCTATAGAAACGACTTACATTTTGCAGAAGCAGGCAGAGCTTGTGTTGAATTTTGGCTATCTAAAATGATGGATCATGGTATTACAGTAGGTGTAAGCCCTAGATCAACAGTCTTAGATGCTGATGTGCCACCCACAGAAAAGCTCTATGGCTATCATCGTTTAGAAAAACCTTTTGTGACTGTAATTCATGGCAACAAATGGATTATCAAACCTTATGATGAGGTAGATAGTGAACTGGCAAAAGATGGATTAACATTGCAAGAACATCAATTACCACCTGAACCTTACAAAGGATAATGTCAGATAGCTTTATACAATTAGGCAAAGTAGAGGTTCATACCACAGAAAATAAAGGTCATGATCCTGAGTTTTGGGCAAAACAAACCACTGAAAAAATTTTAGGCATATCAGAAAATGCACCTGAACATGTAAGGTTGCAAGCTGAGGCTTTCAAAAATCATATTTATAGTATAATCTTAGCTAATATAAACAGTGCGATAGAATCTAAAAAGGTTACTATGGTTGGTTTATTAGTTAAACAAGGTCATGAAGACATGGCTAAGATTATAAAGGAGCTATAAATGGCAATTACATCAGCAATATGTTCAAGTTTTAAACAAGAAATACTTGTCGAAGGACATAATTTAACCAATGGTGCAGATTCTATTAAGTTAGCACTCTACACATCATCAGCAACTTTAGGTGCAGGTACAACTGTATATGTAACCACAGGACAAGCTACAGGCACTAATTACAGTGCAGGTGGATCAACATTAACCAATGTTACTCCTGCGTTGTCAGGAACTACTGCTGTGTGTGATTTTGCAGATTTAACTTTTGGTACAGCTACAGTTACAGCTAGAGGTTGTTTACTGTATAACAGCACCAATAGTAATAAAGCAATTTGTGCAATTGACTTTGGTGGAGACAAAACCAGTACAGCAGGTGATTTCACTGTGGTTTTCCCTAGTGCGACTGCAACTGGTGCGATTATTCGTTTGGCGTAAATTTTAAAGTTTATGGTAAACTTTTATGACAATAAAAGAGTTTACTTATGCCTTTAGCAAAATTTAATTTTAAAGCAGGAATCAACAAAGAAGAGACTGATTACTCAGAAGAAGGTGGTTATGTTGATGCTAATTTAATTCGTTTTAGAAGAAATCGACCTGAAAAAATTGGTGGTTGGCTAAAAGCTAGTGCTAACGCTTTTTTAGGCATAGCTAGAGCTTTACATCAATGGGTTAGTCTTGGTGGCACCAAATATCTCGGAATAGGAACCACACTTAAATATTACATAGAAAGAGGTAGTGTGTTTAGTGACATTACTCCTATTAGAAAAACCAGTACCAATTCAATAACTTTTAGTGCAACCAATGGTTCTGCGACTATCACTGCTACTGATTCTAGTCATGGTGCTGTTATTGGTGATTTTGTTACTATCAGTGGAGCTACTTCTCTTGGTGGTTTAATTACAGCATCAGTCTTAAACACAGAACATCAAATTGTCACTGTGCCAACAGCCAATACCTACACTTTTGTGGCATCAGCTACAGCAAATGCAAGTGATTCAGGCAATGGTGGGTCAGGTGTAGATGGGTTATATCAAATTAATGTTGGTTTAGATGACTATGTGCAAAACACTGGTTGGGGTTCAGGAGCTTGGGGTGTTGGCACATGGAGTGCTGAAAATACTTTGAGTGTTACTAATCAATTGCGTTTATGGTCACACGACAACTTTGGTGAAAATCTCTTAATTAATGTTCGTGGTGGTGGTGTTTATCAATGGACAGAAAACGATGGTTTGAATACTAGGGCTGTGGCTTTGTCAGATATATCAGGAGCAGACAAAGCTCCTACTGTAGGATTACAGGTTTTAGTCTCAGAAACAGACAGACATGCAATTGTATTGGGTGCCGATCCTATTACCAGTGGCAGTCGTACTGGTGTGGTTGATCCTATGTTAATTGCTTTTTCTGATTCAGAAAGTGCAATTGATTGGAACCCCACCAATACTAATTCAGCAGGATCGTTGCGTTTATCAAGTGGTTCACAGATTGTAGGTGGTATAAAAGCAAGACAAGAGGTGCTCATTTGGACTGATACCAGTATTTACAGTATGCGTTTTATTGGTGCTCCATTGGTTTTTTCTGTTAATTTAATTAATGAAGGAGCAGGATTACTTGGACCTAAAGCCTTTGTAAATGCACCAAGTGGTGTATTTTTTATGAGCAAACAAGGATTTTATTTTTACAATGGTGCTATACAAAAACTACCATGTACAGTGCAAGAATATGTGTTTGAAGACCTTGACCTATCTCAGGCTTACAAATGTCATGTAGCTTTAAACTCAGAGTTTTCAGAAGTTTGGTTCTTTTATCCATCCATTGATGATGGCACAAGAGAAATTTCAAGATACGCCATATACAATTATGAAGAAAACTTATGGTCAATTGGCTCAATGGTGCGACATGCTTGGATTGATGGTGGTATACAAAACAATCCACAAGCCACTGGTGTATCTTCAAGTTCTTACTACTTATACAACCACGAATTAGGCTATAACGATGACACTGAGCCGATGGACAATGTGTTTATACAATCTGCTGATTTTGATTTAGGTGATGGTGACTCATTGGCGTTTGTAAAACGCATCTTGCCTGATGTCAAATTTGTTAATGCACAAGGCACTTCACCTGATGGTGCCATCAATATAGTATTAAAAAATCGTGATTTTATGGGTGAAAGCCTAACCACAGACTCTACATCACAAATTAAGTCTAATACCAACAAAGCAGATGTTAGGGCAAGAGGTCGTCAGTTTGTGCTTAGATTTGAGTCAGATGATGATAATGACACTGTTAATAGAAAAGATTACAAATGGAGGTTGGGTAACACTAGGCTAGATATACAGCCATCAGGTCGTAGAGGATCATGACAAAACTCTTGGTTACAAGGTTGCCACTGGCTGAAGGCACTGATGTAACACCTGAGCTTTTCAATCGTTTAATAAGAATATTAGAGATTAACTTAGATAATGTTGATCCTGATAGAATCCCTAGTTTTAACGCTACAGAGATTTCTGAATTGCAATTTGCAACAGGTAGTATAATATTTAATACTACAAACTCTATACATCAAGCGTTTGATGGTACTAGGTTCAGAGACTTGTACAGTCATCAAACCTATCCAACAGGATTAGGTGCTACAATGAGTGTAGGAGCAGTAACAGTTACAATAGGTTAATTATGGCTATAAGCGAACAATTACAACAAAGAATCAACAATTTAACTCAGGGCATGGGTGCTACATCCAACAAAGAAATGGAAATGTTTAGAGATGCTAGTCCTAGCAACATGCAATTTGATGTCGAAATAGATGGAAAGAATCGTCAATTCGGTTTTGATAGCCAACCTGATGAACAAGCCATGCAAATGTTAAGAGATAGATTAGGCGTTACCAAAGGAGCTATCTCAAACAGAGAAATGGAAATGTTTAGAGATGCTGTTCCTAGCATGAGCATAATGGGTGGTGGTGACGAAACCCAACAAGCCATAAATTCTTTACAACAAGAACTCCAAATGACCACTGATCCTGAAGAAGCTGAAGGCTTAGGTCGTATGATTGCAAAATTATCGGCAGGCATGATGGCACCTTTAGGTGGTGTAGCAAAACAAGTAGCACAAGCAGGTGGTGGTGAAGACACAGCTTTGGCTCATGTACGACCGGGTGAGATTGTCTTGCCTCCTGAAATGATGGAAGACCCACAGTTTGAGGCAATTGTTGAAGAAAAGTTTAATCAATTAGGTATTAACCCTGAAGAAGCTGTAGTAGGTATGGGTATTGCTAGTCTTAACCAATCAACAGGATTAGAAGAGTTTGGTTTTTTTAAGAAACTTGGTAAGAGTTTGAAAAAAGTAGTTAAGAAAGTAGCTCCAATTGCTATGCTAGTGCCGGGCGTTGGTACTGCTTTAGGTGGTGCTTTAGGTGGTTTAGGTGGTCTAGCAACCAAAGGTTTAACAAAAGTTGGTCTAGGTGGCTTAGGAAGTGCTCTTGGCAGTGTTGGAAGCACAGTCATGGGTGGCATAGCAAATGCAGGAATACCGGGCTTATCTTCTATAGCAGGTGGTACAGCAGGTGGTTTTGGTAGCATAGGCAAAGGTCTAGGTTCTTTAAAAGGTTTAGTAGGTGATGGTCCTTTAAGTGGTTTGCTTGGTGGTGGTCAACAACCAACCATTGAAGAAATTGGTGCAGGTGATCCAATGGCACAAGTTAGGATCGAAAGACTAAGAGCAGAAGGAATGTCTGATGCACAGATCATGCAAAACTTACAACAATCAGGCATGGTTCCACAGTCAAGTGGTGGCAGAAGCATCTTTGGTGGTGGTACACCCGGTCAAAGTAGAATAGGCATGATAGAAGATATGTTACGAAATAGACCATCCGATCCTGTCAGACAAGGTGGTGGAATGTTTGGTGGTGGAGGTCAAGGTGGTGGACTTGGTGCATTAGGCACAGCAGGACTGTTAGGTTTAGCAGGTTCTTTGGGTAAAATGGCTTACGATGAAACCAAAAAAGACAAAGGTGTGCCATTAACTCCTTTAAATACAATGAACGCGGCAGGAAGATTTAACTTAGAAGCAGAAATAGCTCGTAGAATGGGTCAACAAGCACCTAATCCAGTAGAGTTTGGTTTATTACCACAGAACACTTTGCCTGAACTATCAGGTGGTCAAGCAGTACCTACAGGCATGATGATGGGTGGTGAAGTGATGATGCCGATGGAAATGGCAGAAGGTGGTTCTTTACCTAATAAAGGCTTAGAAGCTCTTAACAAAGTCGCTCCTGAAGTTGTAGATCGAATGGGTTACAACATGGGTGGTTATGTCATGCCAATGCAATATGCAGAAGGTGGCAATGTAGCCATGGAAGACTTTGAAAGAAAAAATGGCATGATTAATGGAATGGGCACTGAAACCAGTGACGATGTACCTGCGATGTTATCTGATGGCGAGTTTGTCATGACAGGACAAGCTGTAAGAGGAGCAGGTTCGTATCAATTAGAACAAGGTGATGGTGGTATTCTTAACCTAATCCCATCGTTAGATGAAGACAGAGAGCGTGGTACAGAACTTATGTACAACATGATGGAGGTCTTTAGCAATCGTGCAAACGCAAGCTAATAAATAATTATGGCAATAATGGATAACATGAGAAGGGCAATGCGAAATGTTAGAGGTATGATCCAAGGTGAGCCTGAAATGATGGCTAGAAGACCTGTTGTTATGCCACGAACATTGCCAAACATACCAAGAGGCATAGGCAGTATTCCAAATATACCTAGTTTAGAAAACATAGATTTTTCTAATTTACCTATGGGTATGGATGTTACTAAATTTGATCCAAGAGCTATTAATGCTAATCCGACAGGCTTTCGAGACATGATAGAGCGAGCTCAGGCTCAAGAACAAATGATGCCACAAGCACCTACAGGTCAAATAACAGACATGCTAATGCGTAACCCTGATGGCTCTCCTATGAGTAGTGGTGGCTTTCCTATAATACCACCACCATCACAAGGTGGACCAATAGTAGGACTTAATCCACCTGCACCTGCACAACCAGTTGCACCTGTACAACAGCCTCTAGCACCCTACACAGGTGGCAATGATCCTGCTCCATATGTAAGCAATCAATTAAGAAACGAGACAGGCTTAGATGCTCTGAGCCAACAATTACTCTTTGGTTTAGATGGTAAAGGTGGATTCATACCCGGTGCTATGCGAGCGGCTGAACGCACATTCTTTAATCCTGATGGCACACCAAGAGTTGTAGAACAAAAAGTTGCAGACTTAACTCCTGACCAACTTAGGGCTATGGAGATGGCAAGAGAAGCCACTGGCATACAAGATCAGTATTTGAGTGATGCTCAGTCTGCTTTTCGTTCAGGAGTTGGTGCGTTAGACACAGGTTTAGATAGAGCAAGACAAAGAGAATTAGAGTCATTGGGTGTCATACAAAGTGGTGTAGGTAACTTTGGCACTCAATTAGGTGCCCTAGCAGGTCGTAGTTTGGGAGCTACAGATCAGTTTGGTAATCGTTTAGGTGAGTCTGAGGGCTTGCTCAGAGGTACTTTGGGTGGTTATGACCCATCTTTAACCTCAGCTTTCTACAATCCCTTTGAGGATCGTGTGGTACAACAAACCATAGACGATGTGTTAGAAGCAGGTGAGAAACAAGACATGGCACAAAGAGCTAGAGACATCATGACAGGTGGTGAATCTGCATTTGGTTCAAGAGCTCGTTTAAGTGCAGATGAAAGGCGAGAAGCTCTAGGCAGAGGTTTAGGTCAGGCTTTAGGTTCATTGCGTTCACAAGGCTTCTCAGAGGCTCAGAGAACAGGATTGGGTGAGTTTGCAAGACAAAGAGCACAAGAAATGGCTACAGCCCAAGGATTATCAGGACTAGCAGGTTCAAGACTCGGTGCTCAACAGAATTTAACCAGTCAGTTATCAAACTTTGCAAGACAACAACTAGGTGCACAACAAACACAAGCAGGTGCTTTGAGTAACTTAGGTAATTTAGAAGGTCAAATAGGACAACAAAGAGCACAAGCACAACAAAACTTAGGTGCTAACTTACAAAACATTGGGCAACAAGCTCAACAAGCTAGTGCGTTTGACATCAATCAATTGATGGGTGCAGGTCAGGCTCAACAAGCACAACAACAAGCACAACTTGATGCACAAAGAGCTAATCAGCTACAAGCTCAACAGGCTCCTATGGCTCAATATCAATCTTTACTGCCTTTTGTTCAGTCAGTGCCAACAGGTTCTTTCCAAACTTCTACAACCTTTGCTCCAAGACCAAGTGCTTTACAGGCAGGTTTAGGTGTTGGTTTAAGCACACTTGGTGCTTTGGGTAACTTCTTTAACCAACCACAGCAAAGACCAAACGCAGGGTACACTACCTAATGGCAGTCAACGATCCAATCAATCCATTTGATTCAGAGATTGATGTAAGTGCTACTGATAGCACCATACAAGATTTAGCTAGTCAACTTGGTAATTACGATCAAAATTTTGCTAAGTATCAACAACGATTAGCACCATATTCTTATCAAGCTCCTAACATGAGCATTTACGATTTGGCTTCTGAGTTGGGTGCAGGTTTGCTTGCAACTCCAAACACAGGTGGAGCTTCAGCTTTTACAGGTTTAGGTGTTGGTTTTACTAGAGCATCAGACAAAATGAAAAAAAACCAAGAAGCAAATGCCAAGGCTCAACAACAAATAGGTCTACAAGCAGCTCAACTTGCTATGCAAGATGAACAAAAAGCCAATGAATTTTTAAACCAATATGCAATAAAAATGATCGATAGTGCCAATAAAAAAGTTGACTACATAACTTTTGAATACGATGAAGTAGATGAAACTACTGGTACAACAACTACACAATCTCAAACTTTTGCAAACATACCATCAAATAGAGATGACATAAATGACATTATTAATAATAAAAATGGCAGAGAAGTAAAACCACCCACCACAGCAATTAACATGCCCGGTGATAATACAAGTTTTGCAGACAAAGAAGCGTTAAAATCAATTAACAAAGAAAGTGATGCTTACGAGGCTAAATCAAGAGCATCAGATCAAATAAGAGATCAAGTTAATCAAGCCTACATTCTTGCAAATGAGATTGAGGAAGCAGGTGGTCAATTTGGTCCTGCCTCAAGAAGTCTTTTGGGAGTTAGAGAATTAATATCAGGCTTGGGATTTGGAGAATTTTTGTTAGGTGAATCAGAAGCAGCTATTGCTCCACAAAAAGCACTTAACCAGTTATCTATGGGTTTTACCATGGCTATCGTTTCGCAAACCAAGGGTGCTATTTCTGATCGTGAAATGAAATTGTTTATATCAGCTTCTCCTACGCTTGGTTCGACCAAAGAAGGTTACATGAAACAACTTGAATTACTTGAAAGATTAGCAGTCAGAGATAAAGATTTTTATAAAGATTATGTAAATAAAATGATTGAATTAGAAGATCAAGGCGTTACAGGTAGAAAATTGCAATTACAATTAGATAAATTTACTTCAAATTGGTCTGAAGAAAACCCATTGTTTACTCCTGATGAAGTAGAATTTTTAGAAAAGAAAATTGAAAGTGGAGAAGGTTTGGCTGATGATTTCGTCCCTGCTGATTTCCAAATAGCTTTTGAGAAAAGAAAAGCAGAACTTTCAAGAAAAAAAGCATTATTACCGACAGTCACAACTCAAGATGACTATGATGATTTAGAAAAAGGCGATGAGTATGTAGGTACTGATGGTCAAATATATAGGAAACCATAATGGCTGATGAGTTTGGTGGAACTCTAGTAAGCACAGGATCACCTGATAGTTTTGGTGGTGTGCCAGTAGGCAGTAAAACAATTCAACCATCTATTATAGAAGATAGCCCTGATGCCAGTGGTTTTTTTGATGCTTTCAGAGCAGGTCTATCAAACAACGAAGCCAATCAAGTTTATTGGTTAGCATCAAGAAGATTTCCTGAATTAGTAGAACAAGGCATTGATCCTTCTGAGTTTTATTATTTTGATGATAATGGTGATTTGTTTTACAAAGATTATAAAACTGGTGAATACAAAAAAGAATTTAAAGATGACTACTTTGGTAACGATGTAGATTATGTCAATAATTTAGGACCTACAGGACAATTTTTAGGTGAAGTTATTGGTGGTGCTGTTGGTATGGCACAAGGTTTTGTCAAAGGTGCTCTTAGCCCAAACAAATTTAGAGCTTTTGGAGAGGCTATTAAAGGTGGTGTCAAAGGCACAGCTAAAGGTGGTGCTTATGCTTATGGAATAAGAGCAGGTTTATCATCAGCGTTGGGTGGACCTCCATTAGATGCTTATAAAGCAGGTAAAGATTTGGCTGTTTCATCAGCTTTTGGTGGTATTCCATTTGGTGTACCAACAAGCACTGCTCCTAAGTTTGCTAAAGGTTTGTTTGATAAGTTCCCCGGTACTGATGGTCGATCTATTCTTGCTGACATAATACAAAATGGTGGCAAAACAGTTGATGACAAATTAGCATACATGGCAGAAAAATACCCTGATGTTCCTATATCTAGGGCTGAAGCTAATGATTTAGTAGGAACCAGTGGTAATAAGATAGAAGCATGGATTGTTAAAAATTCAGGCAGTGAAAAATTAGTAAAACATTACAACGATAGAAACCAAAGAATTAATTATCACGCTGAAAACTTTTTTGATTTTATACAATCAGGCAAATATGTAAACCAAGACTTGAGAAATAAATTAACTGGTAAGCCTGCTCTTGATGCAGAGTTAGATGTTGTAAAGGCTGTAGATGATTACATTGCGTTAGAAAAAAAGAAATTAGCAGAACGAACTGCACCTATGTACAAAAATGCTTATGACACAGATGTAACCATAGATGTAAGCAAAGAGCTCAAACAAATACAAGATGTAATTGCAGATGTAAATGTTTCTGCTGAGAAAAAAGCAATATACAAAAAACTAGAACAAGGCTTGTTAGATGCAAACACTGGCAATGCTAGAAATACCACTGAACTCTTGCATCAAGGTTTAAAAGATAACTTTGCAAGACAAATAAACAAATTAAGTGGTAGAGGAAAACAACCTGATCCTGAATTATTGCGTGAAGTAAGTTTGTTACGCAGAAGTATCTCAGACAAAATGAAAGAAGCAAACCCTGCTTATAAAGAAGTCACAGCTATTTATGATGATGCTTTGGGTACTGCACAATATTTAGATAGAAGTATTGTGGGTCAGTTTGCAAGTATTGCTGATAAAGGTGGACAGAAAGCTGCTACTCTTACGAAAAAATTATTTAGTGGCAACATCAAGCCTAAAGAAATTAAAGAGCTCAAAGGTATTTTGCAACAAACTGAAGATGGTGCTACAGCATGGCAAAACTTAAAAGGTACTTGGTTAAGAACACAATGGGATGATGTCATTGCATCACAAAAAAATCCTTTGAACCAACCTAATGCTTTTTTAAGAGCTTTAGGTATTCCGAACCCATCAAAAGCTATGCCTATGCCTCAAACAAGGCGTTTGCAATATGATGATGCCTACGCAAAAGAATTTGCTGAAGAATTGGCTGAATATAGGTTATATAGCACTAAAGCAAAAATGTGGGAGGCTATTTTTGAGCCTGAAGAGTTAGATAACTTTATTGACATGACCAACATGATGCAAATGGTAGGCAGAATCCAAACAGCAGGTGGTTCTGATACTTTTTCTAATTTAGCCATAGATCAATTAATGACTAAAGAAGCTACACAAATTCTAGGCAATCAAAATATGTTAGAAGGTGGCGTGGTGAAAGTTGGCGGTTTAATACAAAGTTTAATCAACATACCATCAAGATTAGGTGGATATGCAGTTGGCAATGGTCTTGATATTGGTTTAAGTAATCTTGTAGGCAGACAGAAGGATGCTTACATGGATATGTTAATAAGCCACATAGTTGATCCAAAAAAAGTAACAGAAACACAAGCTATTTTAGAAGCTACTAAACCTATTACTTATGCAATCAGTCAAACATTTGCAAGAGGTGGTGTAGATGGAGTGGCTAATTTAATTGAAACAACCAGTCGCACAGACAAATTAAGAGAAGAAAGAGCAGAGATTAGAGCACAAGAAGAAGCAGAAGCACAACCACCTACAGACAACCTACAAGGTGCCATGCAAAGTTTTGAGGTTCCACAAATAGATCAACCTTTGTTTGATGACCAACCTGACCTAAATCCAATAGAGGTCATGTCACCTACTATTCTTCCTAACGAAAAAGACAGGGAGATTGCTCTAAGAAATTCAGGTATCGCTAGGCTCGTCTAAAGTTCCTTCAATCACAGCACCCTTTACATCGAAGTTCATCTCATAACCCATGATGGTTTCATCATCTATGTTCATCACAAGATTTCTTGAAATCAATCTTATTAATGCTGTTTGATGATGCAAGGTTAATCGACTGAACAACTCAACAATTTCACTGGGGTGCTCAATTTGATAAGAAACAGGTAACTGTTTCTTTTTAAAAATTGTATTAAACATCTAGTAGGTAGTGTCTGCAACAACCAACTGATCGTGTGCTGTTTCAATTAGCACTTTCAACTGATCTATCTTAGATCGCCTTTGTACATCACAAATTTCTTGCAACATATTATAGGTATCTAAGTCTACTGCCAAACTCTTCCTGCCTAGTGGGTATTTAACTTTCTGTAATGTATTTTCTTCCATAGTGGGTGTAATTTTATACTAATATACAAAAATGTATAGATATTTGTTGAAAATAAGTGATAAAAATAAATGTAAATAAAGTGTATAAATAGTTGTACTTTTGTGCAAAATTGTGCATAATAGGTATATGGGAAATGAAATTAAAAACAAAAAAGGAGAAAATATGAGTAATCAATATCCACTTACCAAAGACAAAACAGGTGGTAGCAAAGACTATCTTTACAGGGGTGTAAAGGTTCAAGTTAGCAGAACATATAGTTTTAATGGAGATTATGTTGTTCAGTCTTACTATGATGTTCCTAAAATGGCTATCTTTGCAACAAGCCCTAAAGAGCTTAAAAAAAGAATTGATAAAAAATTAGATATGGAGGTAGCGTAATGTTACAAACAATCGACATGTGGTTTTACCACAATCCAGTAGCCAATGTATTAAGTGCATTGGCTGTACCAATTTTATTAATCGCCTTAATTGGCACAATCACAGGAGTAGCGTAATGAAAAAAGAAATACTTTATTTGGTTCCTATTGAGGGTGATATGTCTAAAAATGGCATTTCATCTTACAATTCTGTCATACCATTCGATGCAACATTTTTACCAGTTGTCTCTGAATATCTAAAAGCAAGTTTGGAATACGATTTACATTGTAAAATGCTTGCAACACAAAAAGATATTGATGATACCTTCATTGATATGGGTCAACAGCTTTATATTGATGTTTGTGCTTGGGATAAAGTGCTTGTTGACCTTGGAATCTTTCTTCACAAATATCACACAAGAACTACTTGGACAGTGGTTTATAAAGAACAAGTTGAAGATTATGGTGATTTTAAAATATCACATAGAGCCATCAATCGAAAAGGTAAATATTACAAAAAAAAGGAGGTAGCGTAATGGAAGTGGTCGAAGTAAAAATCAAAAATAAGCCAAATGAATTAAAAGCTGTAGCTTGTTTGGGCAAGTATTCACAGCACAAAGGTTTATTGGCTGAGGTCATCAAAACATTAGATTGGTTTGATGAGGTTGATAAAAAAATAAAAAAGGAGGTAGCGTAATGGAATTTACAGTGACTTGGAATGAAGAAGCATATGGTGAAACAGAACCACAGACAGTTTCAATGGCAGAGTTTGTAGCTGATGGCATTGAAGGTAACTGGGGTATTGATGAGGATGGCGAGTTCACCATCGAACATTTAGAAAATCTTGAGGTGGGTGACACACACACAGTGTATGCACCTTATGGATGGAGTATCAAAATTACTAAAATTAAGGAGGTAGAGTAATGATAGTAGGATTTGAAACAATAAAAAAAGGAACAAAATTAATTACAAAACAATTAGGAGTTCCAACTAGGGCAACAGCCATGGAAAGCATTAAGCAAGGAAAAGGTTTTAAAAAAACTTTACTTGTTGATGTCAAAGGTTCAGACATAGGTTTGTTTGATGAAATTGGTAGCGTTTATGTTGACGATATAATTGAGGTAATAGAATCATGAGTGCATATTTAGTAGAACCACAACACATAACTGAAATCGTTAAGTGGGCATCAAACCCACAACAAGGTGGTGTCAGTTATTGTTATAACTTAATAACCAAAGAACAGATCGACTGTGATCCAAAGCAAATGGTCATGACCTTGGCACAAGCTAACATTGATAGTTTAGTAGCAAGGTACGAAGACAATCCAAATAAACATCAAAGCATTTTTCAAGATTGTTTAGACATACTTCAATATTCTACAGATGGTGCTTCTGTTAGTTTGCTTACTGGTGTAGGTAGTTGTGATCTAAAAGCAGACGACATTTACAACATGGTTAGATGTCTTGAGTATCAATCATGTGAGGTTGATAACTGGGTAGAGACAGATGCTTACTGGTTATTAAACGCAATCAGAGATATGGCAGGTTCTAAATTGTCCAAGGATGCAAAAGTAAGTTGGAGTTTTAATTCAAGGGAGGTAGCGTAATGGAAAATACAAATGTATATGAAAGAGCATTAAAACACTATGACAGTGGTTTATTTTTACAATTAGAGGGTTCTAGTGGCAGATACTTTGTATCTACTTTTATAGACAGTGGCATTTTAAAAATGTTAGATGAAGAGGGCAATACTGTTGTAGATGGATATGGCAGAAAGATTGCTCTAAAAAAAGCTGTAATTGACCATGACAGAATAAATGATTTATGGGAAACAGATTTTGAGTTTATGGAAGAAATTGAGGAGGAAGCATAATGCCAACCACAATCATGTACGATGTTTACCAATACATGCCTACTTATGGTAGGCATGGTGAAAATGTTTTTGTAGCTTCTTATCGCAACAAAGCCGATGCTACTAATCGCAAAGAAAGAGATTATAATAGAAACATAACCAGTCATGTGATTGAACGATTGGCAAATGTTGATCCTAAAAAGGTTTTATAATGTTAGATACAATTACAATCGAGTATAAACTCGAAAACGCTCCTACCAAGGAATATCCTGAAATGGTTAAAGACTTGGTAGACAGAGCCAATGATCGCAAACTTTATTTTGCTATCAATAAAAATCAAAGCATGGCGTTTAATGATACAGAAAGAGGTATCATTATTGAGGCACTATCAAAACTGGGTTTACCTTTATTAGACAAAGACAAACAAACCCAAGAAGAAAAAGTTAAATGTCGCAAGATTGAAGAAATCATACACAAACTAGCCTTTGGCAAATGAACCTACTCAAAGCAATTATTCTTGATACTGAGGATGGTGAAATCGAAGTCTCCACTCCAACTGTCAAAGCAAAATCTTTTACAGGTGCATTACGCAAGTTTAAAGGTGAAGAGGTGTTAGGAATCTTAAAAATAGAAGATGACACTTACATGGTTTTTATTGAGGAATAAAGCGTGTAAACTTCTTATGTGACAATTCATAAGTTAAATAACTATCTATTATCAATGCAATCGCATTGGTCAATCATGCACAGCACATATCAAGCAGTCGAAGAATCCCTGCCAATCTTATCTAAGTTTTCTTCAGGTGATGGTGTAGATCGTATGCAAGAAACACCACTGAAAAAACACATTACCAAGATACATCCTGACATTTACAAAGTGCCATTGTTTAGACGAAAGTTTTGCAAGATGTTAGTCGATGAAATCAAAACAATGAAATTCCAAGCTAATGAAGACGAAGATGAGCTCAGGCAAATACCTGAGATAGTGTTAAGAGATCAAGTGCCTGAGTTATATCGCAACATGTGGTTCGTGGTTCAAACAGTCCTTAACCCAATTATCTATTCTATTTGGCAACGCAATTGTTCCAACATAGGTTCAGTGCAAATAGCCAATTACAATCTAAAGGACAAACAACAAGGTGCTTGGCACCACGATGAATCAGCAGACATCAGTGTGGTAATACCACTAAACACTGGTAAGTACAAAGGTGGTGGCACTGAGTTTCATAACTATGGTGAAGTCAAACCTTTACCCACAGGTCATGCACTGATCTTCCCTAGCTTTACCCACATGCACAAAGGTTTACCTGTAGAAATGGGCGATAGATACCTATTGGTTTTTTGGTTGTATGATCGAAAACGAATGGAGTGGTTATTGGCTAATGGATCACCATAGATCGTGTAACTCAACTAACTGAGTGCCTTGCACATTGTAAGGCTTGTAATCTTTCTTGTGTTCAGCTTCCAACAAAGTATGTAGTGCTTGCTCATTCTTAGCTCTACCATACTCCAAGGCTTCCTCAGACATCGTATAAACCACATATGGATATGGATGAGCCTTTTCCTGTGCCAAGAACGAAAATCCTTCTACAGGCAATCCTAAGCTCTTACAGGCATCTACATACAAAGAAGCCTGCATATGATACCTATAAACATTAATCGCTTGTTTAAAGCCTCTAGGTGAAGCATCACGACAGGTTTTTAAATCCCAAACATGCCTACCATCGTACCAATCAAAACGAGACTTAAAATTTTGCCCATACAATTTATAACAAACAGTTAATTCAGTTTTATCGTTGACATTGCTTGGAATAAAATTTTGTACCACTCTTCGTCTGTCCATGCACACATCGTACAAGTCTTGGCTGATTACAGTTCTATTACCGACAGTTGCCATAAAGTCTTCATAGGCTTCTTTGCCTGCTTTGGTTCTACGATCTAACGCAGGTTGTATGACAAAATCATCATCAAACTTGTGGTTCTCTAAAAATACTGTGTGTTGTACTCGACCTTCCAATAGAGCAGGTGATTCAGTAAATCCTGATCTATTCTTCCATGTGTACACACATTGATCGACTTGCTTTAGGTCTGAGGCTCGATACGCAGGTATCTCATTGTATTCCTCAAAGGGTAAGTCTTCGTAAACGCCTTCTTTAAATTCCATCTTTTGATTGCTCCATTTCTTCAGGTGTTACATCCCAACAGTTTAAGTTGCCTGCCACTGTTCGTCTTTCACCTTCACCCTGAAAAGGGTAAACCATGTGTTGTAGCCATGATGGAAACATCAAGAGCTTGCCAACTTCAGGTTTAATTATTCTTGCTTGTGCAGGTCGCAGTCTTTCAGGATCAATGATTTGATTGAGCCCATAAATAAAATTTAGGTACCCATCAACTGCACCTGATGAGTTGTATAAATCTAAATTTTTGTTGTCTTTAATTTGTGGTGGCACCATAGTCCAAGTGGTAAAAGAAATACCCATCAATGACTGAGTACCATGATCGTGCACTGGATTATAGTCACCTGCATAAGAATGTACTGACCACAGTTGATCCATCTCTACTCGTTTAGGGTAAACACCACAACGAGTCATTTTGACAAACTGTTGGATGTACTGAACTCCTAGATTCTCCATAAGATGTGTGAATGGTTTTAATTCATCACACTTATGATCCATGGTAAGTTGTTCACCTGAATAGATTTGTCCTACTAAGATGTCACCACTAGAAGTTTTATTCTTATCAACCCTTAGATTATTAAGATGTTTGTTAAGTAGATTAACCATGTCAGGAGACAAATCGTGTTGCAACATCATGGCTGATGGCAATGGATATACTGTAAACTTAATGCCTTCTTCACTCATTGGCTAATTCCTGTAATAATAGTTTTAAATAAAATTCACTTTTCTCTAAGTCTTCTATTGCTTTACCTTTGTACTTAAACCTGTGGTTGTACTTGAGCATGTTACCTTCACAATAATGTTTAAAGTTTTTGCCTAATTGTTGTTTGATATAGGCAATAGACTCAACCCCACCTTGAGTATAGTGGGGTGGTTTGTTTACATAATCAGTGGTATCACTCATAACGAATTCTGTGGGCAACTAGGGAAAGCATCATGTTAAACAAAAAAGCTAAGTCACCCAACAGAAACTAAAATGGTATGTCTTCGTCTGTAACAGTTTTGACTGGCTCATCTTTGGCAAGATCAGCTAATCCACTCTTAGCAGGCTCAGATGTTTCAAAAGTAGAACCTGACTCTTTGGCACCTTTGAGTTCAAAACTTTCTTCGATTAGGTTTTGTTGCCATTCAGGTAAACCATCATAAATATCACACATGGCTTTGGTTTCCTCAGTGCTATCACCTGAGAACTCTTCACAGTAAACATCTAGGTCAAAGATAATCCCTGCATTGACAGTCTCAGTCTTTTTAAACTCATCAGGTTTAAAGATAGCTTTGACTCTAGCATTACCATTGGCATTGTGTTCGATCTCTAAATTAGCAGGTGCACCTATCATTTTGTCCAAGTCAAAACCATCAAGTTCTTCTTTGGTAAATGATTTGCCACGCCATGTAACTAAGTCTTTATATAAGGTGGCGTTTTCATTTAAAGATGCAGTGTAAGTTTTAGAAATGCTCATGGGTCTACCATCAGACATTTTTTGCTCAGGTATTTCCCAAGTCACACTTAATGTTTTTCTTTTCTTAGTGTTATCAGAATTTGGTTCTGCATCTCTAGGATAGGTTTCATTTCTGCTCCCTTGGTCTATAATCTTATAACAGACACCTAAGTGTTGTCCTTCAGGTAGAGCTTCAAACTCTTTGCTATCTGATTTAATAGTTAAACTCATAATCTTTTTACTCCATTGGTTGTAATTATTTGTAAATTAGTCTAGGATTGTACAGACTTTTATAGATATAGCAACAGGGAAAACAGACATTGAAAATTAGACGACCACCTTCCAAGAATTTTGAACGACCTTTATCAGGAGATATAGAGTCACAATTTTTAAGTTTTTTATCTGAACAAGGCATGGAAGTTGATCCACGCAAAGGTTTGGTGGTTGATGGGAGTATTGGTCGTGCTTACATCAACTTAGGTGGTGAAAGGAAGCTGTCAGGTTGGTATCAACTGTGGATGGATCAGAGTATTCCATTTGGAAGGGTGGGAGATTACAGAGTATCTACAGACCAACCGACAGCGATTTGGAAACCTGAGAATCGTAAACGCCAAACCATTACCAAGACTGAACGAGAAGAAATAGATCGACTCAAGAAAGAAGTCGAAGTCAAGAAGGCTGAGAAACATACCAAATCTGCTAAACGCTCACAGGCTATGTGGGAGAAAGGCGAAGACTGTGAGAAACATCCCTACTTAGAAACCAAAGGAGTTTTATCTTATGGTTTGAAGGTAGATGAAAATGGACTCTTAATGATTCCTATGTTGAACAATGATCTCACTGTGGTGGGCATGCAATTTATCTCTGACGATGGCACCAAGCGTTTTTTGACTGGTTCTAAAAAAGCAGGTAGCTTTTTTATTCTTGGACAAGAAATACTCAAGACCTCAGACACGATTTACTATGGTGAGGGTTACGCTACTTGTGCTGATATTTACAGAGACATGTCATGTCCTGTGTTTGTATCGTTTGATGCTTACAACCTATCGAAGGTTGCTGAAAGCGTTTTTGAAACACTTAAAGACAGACGACACATCTTTGTGGCAGATAACGATGACTCCAAGACTGGTGAGAAAGAGGCTATTAAAGCCTGTCAGTGGATCATTAAACAAGGTGGTATGGCTGAGGTACACATGCCTGAAACAAAAGGTGACTACAAC